ACCAGATTGCTGGCTTTCAAGAACGACCATATCTACTGGGGGCTTGAGGTGGCACCGAAGAAGCTCTGGTGGAGGAATACAATTAAGTCTGAGAAGAATAAGCGGGCTAAGCTTAGCGCGACAGATTACTGCCGTCATGTGGCCAAGACGATTTACAAGCTGAAAGGTAAACTGATTGATGTCTATCGTTCATTCATATCGCAAGCGGGGTTCCCGTGCGGTGGCATTCGCAACAGCCGTGTTGCTGGGGGCCACTTCTTGGTGCCGTTCATCAGGTCTCGTCAGGTGTCTGCCAAACATCCTGATCAAAGGGGGCCAGTTGGTGTGGTGGTTAATCTTCGGGATGCCCTCCACGCGAACGGTGGCCTCGACCACTCGGCTGGCGAGGTACCGAGAGTGTTGGCGGTGTCCGATATTCGCCCAGAAGAGGCGAACGTGCGGTGATTCAAGTGATGGCGATCTTGGGTGTAAATGCTATATGCCGCTTAAAACAAAGCTAAAAGATGCTACATGCTGGGCAAGAGATAATGGATTCGCATTTGGATGGAATGAGTGACACAGGAATACTTCAGGAAGACGGCGAACCTTTGGAGCTCCCAACAACTGGGACATCAGTTGTCCCACCCACCAAGGGGATGTTCACGGCGAAGGAGGCTAAACAGGCAGCAGCCGAGACAGGACTGGTTGCGCTTAAAAGGCAGAAGTACAGTGAGCTTAAGAAGCTCGGCGACTTCATTGAGAAGGAGGGAGTGGTAAAGACCAGCATTGGCTATGTGTTTCTTTCCGCAGAAAAGCTGGAACCCTTGATGCAGCTTGCTTCCGACATAGCCTTTGAAGCGGACGACGACTCTGTGAAATTGCAGGCTATAAGCAAGGCCGTTGAAGTGTCGAAGCAACTTACTGAATCTGCAAAAATATGTGGAAACATGGTAAACAACAAGCAACTTAGGTCGGAAGAGTTTAAGAGAAAACCAAGCTTTGCCCCGGGGCAACAAATTGTACCAATACAAATAAATGACCCAAAACAAGTCAACATCAGCGGAGGAACTCCTGACAGCGGATCAGGCAAGGGAAGCGATAAAAACAACGCTGGCGAAACTCCAGCAGAAACCGAGCACAGCGTTTCTGGCGACGATACTGTCGCAGGCGCTTGGGCTGAAGACCAACATGGCGAAGAAGGCCTTGAAGGTGAAGATAGAGAACATAATCCTATTTGACCGGAAGCAAAGTGACTATGGAAGCAAGAACATTGCGGCTTGGGATAAGAAGGATTTAAACATACTGGGTGTCGGGTTTCGGCTAAACGATAAAGTGCAGCGATTGATGAACCTCACATGGAAGCGAGTGGAAAACAAGGAGTCGCCAGAAGCGGAAAACGAGCCTATGCTGGATACAGCGAAGGACATTGAGAACTACGGTACAATACTGGAGCTGCTCGAGTCCGATGAATGGATATAGACATGCCGAAAGTTGTAACAAAGAAAGGGGTAAAGAAGTTTCCTTACACGAAGAAAGGAAAGGAAGAAGCGAAGAAGTATGCCAAGAAGAAGGGCGGAACCGTTAAAAACAAGAAAGGTTACTAATGCCAGACCCAAGGCTTAAAAGGTCGAGGCCAGCACAGGGCCAATCATTATATGATTATATTATTCATAGCGAAGGCAAGGGTAAGACGGGTCGCCCGGGATATGCATACAAAGACCATAAAGGCAACTTAACCATCGGGATCGGGCATCTTGTTGCCAGAAATGATCCTGTTCTCAAAAGGATAGCAGGTAAAAATTATAGCGTAGTTATGTCTGGTCAGGTGCCTTTAGACAGCAGGCAGGTGCAACAATTGTTTGACCATGACGTTCAATCCAAGATCAAACTAGCAAAGAGGAAGGTGAATAATTTCGATAAGCTGCCTGAATCTACACAGAACGCTATTGTAGATGGGTTTTTTAGAGGAGACTTGTCTGCGAGTCCTAAGACTTTGAAGCTAATGAATAGCGGAGATTTCAAAGCAGCAGCGGTAGAGTATTTGGATCATGATGAGTACAGGAAATCAAAGAAAGAACAGACTGGTGTAGCTCCGAGAATGGATCGGAACGCTGCCGCTTTTCGGTCTGGCCACTTCCTGAAAAGAAAGAATCACCCCACAATTAAGAAACCATTAGAAGGCGAGGGTATTATAAGGGGAGAAGACGGGAAACAGTATTATAGGCTAAGAAAGGTAAGGTCTTAAGGATGGTTATGGGATATGAAAAAGGGCTTCACATTGATCGAGTTGCTGGTGGTGATTGCGATCATCGCCATTCTTGCGGCCATGCTGCTTCCCGCCCTTGGTTCAGCTAAACAAACTGGTTGGCAGGCGCAATGCCTTAACAACCAACGCCAACTTAACATAGCCATTACAGAGTTTGCAGGGGATCACCACGACAGGTTCCCATATGCGTCAGCTTGGAGGGGTGAACCTACGGGGATGTGGGCTTGGGTGGCGGATTCGATGAGTGGCAACGGAGTGTGGGGTGAGTCGGAAAGGCCTTTGTTCTGGTCACCGCTGAAGGATTACACAGGAATGCACATATTCAGGTGTCCCGGGGATAAATCCACTTCAGCGGGCTGGTTTAACGCAACAAAAAAGCTTAGGCCGAGGAGCTACAGTATGAACCTCTTTGTTGGGGGTTGGTCTGGCTGGCCTTGGTTACAGGATAATCAGTATAAAGTTCATCACACCTATGCAGATGTGGCGTCTAGTTCCCAATTATTCACGTTTATTGAGATGCCAGCACAGTCTATTAACGCTGGCAACTTTCGGGTGGCCCCGACACTTAAGGGTGGGGAGAGCTTTTTCTCCCAAGACTGGCCCGGGGTGTACCACAATAACGGTTCTGTAGTCTCTTTCGTGGATGCACACGCAGAATTTAGAAGGTGGCTGGAGCAGGATACGATAAACATATCAGCCGAGGCCAAAGACCCTACTACAAACAAGGACAAGATAGTGAGCCCCAACAACAGGGATTTGGCATGGTTAAGGGCAAGGGCAATAGTCCCTGATCCTAACGATCACAGGTGGTATGGGGGAGGAGGGATAGGCAGATACAACAGGAGTTGGAACACGAGGCAGAGGAATAATAAAACTTGGGATTCTTGGGGCTGGTTTTGGAATGATAGCTGGGGACATCACCCGACTTGGAAGCCTTATTATTGATGAGCGGTTTCACGTTGCTAGAGCTGTTGCTGGTAATTACAATCATTGCCATGCTGGTGGCGTTGCAGTTGCCCATGTTAGAGAAGGTGCGGTTTGAAGCCCAGAAAGCAGAATGCATGAACTACAAAAGACAGTTGAAGATTTTCTATTACACCACGGACTTTGAGGATGGGTCACCTCCCTACACGGTAAGGCCGTTAATGAAGGCCAGCAGGCTGGGTGGGAAGTGCTACAACTGTCACGCATCAGCGCCGTGAAAAATCAGCGAAACCTTACTACTGATGAACAAAACCCAGACAGCGGTTGCCAAAAGAGTTTCCACATTGGTTGGGGAACATTTCAGCCACTCGTTGCTCGTGTTTGCTAGTGACGAGCTGGACGATGACGACTTCATCTGTCTCCGTTTTTTTGGCGGGGCGCTGACAGCTGTTGGAATGGCTGATTACGCGAAGAGCTCAATAAACAACATGCTGGCTGGCTCAACCAGCGAGGAAGGCGAGGAAGGCGAGGAGGACGATTTAGATTCTAAGGAGTTTGGATGATGGGCTTTCACCGCCTAACTGGATGTCATGGAACATCTCTCCCAGTATGCAGTATGTGGCTGCGTCCCAAACGTGCTTGTGCTTGTTGTTGCGCACATAAGTCCTCTTGCTCCTGCCCTTTGTTTTTTTCAGCCCGCCTTTGAGAGACTGTATCAGGGCTTCCGCCTTGACGCTAACAGTTAGCTTATGTTCCAGTAAAAGCTGTTTTGTTAGCATTACCCGCAATCTTACGGACTCCGCGAACTTTGGACAGGGGCTGAGTTGAATCTCTCCGCCTGTAACCTGTGACACGATCATTGCGTCCCATGTGCCTGCAGCAGACCTGAATCGGTCAACTGCGCTGGCATCCGACCAGTTTATCCATTGGAACCTTTTGCCTGCTACATCCTCCCATTCCCTCATCATTTCCTGAAAGGCAATGGTGAAATCCTCAATTGAGACTTCTTCCCCAATGATTACAAGCTCGTCCAGAATATTGAATGCCGGGCCAGAGGTTGTGAGAACCTTCTCCATAATTACTGCAGCGTGGTTCTTGTCTCCCAAATCCCAGCCAGTATACAGGATATCCGTGTCTTCTTGGGGCAACAAAACGTCCCAGTCCTCAAAACTCCCCTCAGTGTTGCCACCAACATGGCGTGAGTT